GAAGCTCAAGGGCGCGAAGATCAGCGGCCAGACCCAACAGATTGAGGTGACGCAGGTTGCCGAGATTGAAGGCGCACCCGGCGTGGACGACATCCGCAAGATTGCCATGCCCATGCCGTTTAACCCGCCGTCGCCGGTGCTGTTCCAGCTTCTGGGCTGGTTGGACAACGCGGCCAAGGGCGTGGTGACCACCAGCGAAGAGAAGATTGCCGACGTCACCAGCAACGCCCCGGTGGGCACTACGCAGGCGCTGATTGAGCAGGGTGCTGCGGTCTACTCGGCCATCCACGCCCGCCTGCACCAGTCGCAAGCGCGCCTGATCAAGGTCCTGTGCCGCCTGAACCGCTGGCACTTTGACGAGATGCGCAAGGGCGAGATCGTCCAAGATTTGGAAATCCAGCGCGATGACTTTGAGCGCAACACCGACGTCATCCCGGTGTCCGACCCGCACATCTTTAGCGAGACCCAGCGCATGGCCCAGATGCAGGCCGTGCTGCAACGGGCGGATGCGCACCCAGAGCTGTACGACGCCAAGGCCGTGGAAGAGCGCTTCCTGAAGCAGATCAAGATCCCGAACATCTCCGAGCTGATGAAGGACGTGCCCGCGCCCGAGCAGCGCACGCTGGCCGACGAGAACGCAGCCATGTCAATTGGCCGCCCGTCCTATGCCTACATGCAGCAGGACCATCTGGCGCACATCCAAGGCCACCTGATGTTTGCCATGGACCCGTCGTTTGGATCGAACCCGTTCATCGCCCCGCAGTTTTTGCCGAATTGCATCGAGCACATCAAGCAGCACATGACCCTGTGGTACTTGAACCGCATGAACGGCTACGTGTCCAACCTGCGCGGCGGCAAGCCGGTGACCGACTACGACAACCCCAAGCTGACTGGCATCATCGACCAGCTCTACGCTACCGTCGGTCAGCACGTTGCGCTGGACAGTCAGCAGGTGTTCTCGCAGATCCTGCCGCAGATTCAGCAGCTTCAACAGATGCTTCAGCAGGGCATGCCGCCACCGCAGCTCCCGCCCGATGCGCAGGTCGTCAAGGACACCGCCATGGCCGAGACCAACCGCAAGGCCGCCCGCGACCAGCAGGACGCGCAGATCGACGTCCAGCAGATGCAAGCGGACATCGCCAAGCACAAGATGGACAACGACACCAAGGTCGCCATCGAGAATGCCAAAATAACCAACGAGACCATCCAACAGATGGCTCAACCTGCGGCACCCGCCGTGCAACCAGCGGAACAACCCGCACCCGAAGGAGTACCAGATGGCAACCAGTGATGCAGAACAAAAGAGCGTGAACGTGCCCCAGCACAAGCGTATGGCCATGGGCGTGCCGATTACCGGCCAGACCATGCAAGCCAAGGGCGATGGCAAAGCCCCGGCCAAGCCCGCCGGTGGTTTGAGCCATATTGCTAAGAAGAATAAGTGATATCAGACCTGATTCATATGCTTAAACAGCGGCAGGCCGAGATTCGGATGTCGCTTGTGGATAACCCTGTGGGCAACTATGACTCGTACAACCGGCTGGTTGGCGAGTATCAGGGCTTGCAGTGGGTGATGGATAGCTTGAACTCGAAACTCGCCGAGAACGAATAAGGCCGCAAGGCCCTAAGCCGCGCTGAAATATGCGCATGTTGAACCTGAAATATGGTTTGTGTAACTAGGAGTTAGTATGAGCGAGAAACCAATCCCCGTGGTGAGCGGGGATCAGACGGAGGCCGACCCGGCAGAGCTGACGTGGGCATTTCCAGACGTAAAACCGGGCCAAGCGCCCTACGGTGGCCGAGTGATCGTCCAGCTACGTCGCGTAAAAAAGAACGCAGGCAAGATCATCTTGGTGGAAGAAACCAAGGAGAACGAAAAATGGAACAACATGATTGGCAAGGTCGTGTCCATTGGGCCGCTGGCGTTTAAGAACAAGGACACGATGGCATCGTGGCCTGAAGGAAGTTGGGCAGAAGTCGGGGACTATGTCCGCGTGCCGCGTTGGGGCGGAGACCGCTGGGAGCGGCCAGTTACCGGAGAAGAAAACGGCGACCTGAACCCTGTCCTTTTTATGACCATCAACGATCACGAGCTGATTGCCAAGGTCACCGACAACCCGTTGTCGTTCAAAGCCTACGTCTAAGGAGATACCATGGCCACACAAGCTAAAGAAGAACCGCTGTACGTACAGGAAAGCGGTGACGGCACTGCCACAGTCGAGCTGCCGGAGAACCTGCTACCCCACGATGACGGCGATGAGCCCACCCCGCGTGGCGACGCCCGCGATGACGTTGGTGACGAGGACCACCCGGATGACTCGGACGCCGTCCGCGCCGCCCGCCGGGCCCGCCGCCGGTCCAAAAAGGACCTGATCCGCAAGACCAACGAGGAAAAAGACGTCCGTTTGCAACACCTGCAACGTCAAAACGAAGAGATGGCCAACCGGCTGTCCCAAGTTGAGCGTCGCACGCAGGGCGCGGACATGGCCAGATTGGAAAAAGCTATTGACGACGAGCAGGTCCGGGTGGAATACCACCGGATGAAGCTGTCCGAAGCCACCAGTTCAGGCGATGGAGAGGCCGCAGTGGCCGCTCAGGAGGCTTTGTATGACGCCCGGCAGAAAGTGGAGCAGTTAGGCCGCCTGAAGCAGCAAGCAGACCGCCCAGCGGACAACAGCCCCCGGATCGACCCCGGTGTACAGCGTCATGCCACCCAATGGATTGACCGAAATGGCTGGTACAAGCCCGATCTGTCCGATACCGACAGCCGGATTGCCAAAGTGATCGACGAAGACCTCGTAAAAGAGGGCTGGAACCCCGGAACGGCCGATTATTGGGACGAATTGGACGCCCGCTTGCAGAAAAGGCTTCCCCATAGGTATAATGAATCGTCAGACCGACGTGATTCACCTAACAGGACTCCAAGGAACACCGTGGGAAGCTCAGGACGCGAAGCATCAGCCGCATACGGGGGCACAAACCGTACTTTCACTCTCACCGCTGAACAAGTGCGTGCGATGAAGGACGCGGGTATGTGGGACAACCCCGAAAAGCGCGCAAAGATGATCAAGCGATACGCAGAGCAAGCACGAAACACCCAACGGAGTAACTAATCATGGCCGAATCACGTCTCAAGAAATCTCTAGGAACCGGTACGCGCGAAACTCGTGCAAACGAGGACGGCAGCCGGGCAGCCCCTGAAGAAAAGTTCATTTCAACGCAGGAACGTCGCAAGATGTGGAGCGAAGAATGGACACAATCCGCATTGCCCAAACTGCCCAACCTTGATGGTTGGCACCTTTGCTGGCTCTCAACAACCAACAGCTACGACTCCATCGATAAACGGATGCGCCTCGGGTACGTTCCAGTTAAATCTGAAGAGATACCCGGGTATGAAGAATATCGAGTCAAGTCAGGACAGCACGTTGGATTCATTTCATGCAACGAGATGTTGCTGTTCAAATTGCCGATGGATGTCTACCAAGAGATCATGACGCACATGCACCACGATATGCCACAAGACGAGGAAGAAAAAATCCGCGTTCAAGTGGAAAATCTACAAGGCGCACGGGACAGTCGCGGAAAATCGCTGATGGGTGTTGAGGGTGACGGTTTGGGGAACTTTGCGAAGCAACCCAACCAAGTGCCGGTCTTTTCCGGTTAACCCAAGGAGTTTTATATGAGTGCAACCTCTACTCCGTTTGGTTTGCGTCCTTCTTTCCACCCTTCGGGTCTGGATCGGGCTGTGGCGCTGACTGACGGCATTGCTTCGGCGTATTCGTCGGACATTTTGAAAGGTCAACCGGTGGCTTTGAACACCTCCGGCGTAATTATCTGTGCTGTCGCTGGCAGTGCCTACCAAGGCGCGTTTGCTGGCGTGGAGTGGACTGATACTACTGGCCGTCGTCGCGTGTCCAACTATTGGCCCGCGTCCACCGCGTACATCACCGGTTCGTGCGTAGCTTATTACTACAGCGATCCCAACATTGTGTACGACATCCAAGCTAACGGTTCGTTGGCCCAGACCTCCATCGGAGATCAGGCCAACTTTGCAAGCATTGCCGCTGGTTCCACGACTACGGGCTTGTCGCAGTGCATGATTTCCACTTCGCTGGTTGGTTCGAGCGCTGTGGGCGATATGCGCATCATTGGCTTGTCTAACGGTGTCGATAACGCTTGGGGTGATGCGTACACCGTGGTACAGGTTCAAGTGAGCCGGTCGCAATTTGTTGCCACCATTAACGCTATTTAAGGAGGCATAAAAAATGGCCGCTCCAATGAGAAGTACGGACTTTCGTTCGATTGTTGAACCAATCCTGAACGAATGTTTCGATGGCGTTTATGACCAACGCGCAGATGAATGGTCACGTGTTTTCCGCGAGGAAGACGGTATTCCCCGTAACTACCACGAAGAGCCCGTCTTGTACGGCTTTGGCGCGGCTCCCCAGTTGCCTGACGGCACCCCCGTCACGTACCAACAGGGCGGCGTGCTCTTCTTGCAGCGCTACGTCTACAAAGTTTTTGGTTTGGCTTTTGCTCTGACCAAAGTTCTTGTGGAAGACGGCGACCACATCCGTTTGGGTCAGGTGTACGCACGTCACTTGGCACAGTCGTTGGTGGAAACCAAAGAGCTGCTTTGCGCAAACATCTTGAACACCGGTTTCAACTCCAGCTACCCCGGTGGCGATGGCGTGTCTCTGATCAACACGGCTCACCCTATCGTGAACGGTACTTTCAGCAACCAACTCGCTACCGCAGCAAATCTGAGCCAAACATCGCTTGAGCAGATGCTGATCCAGATTCGCCAAGCTGTGGACAACAACGGCAAGAAGATCCGTCTGGTGCCCCGCCAATTGGTGGTCGCCCCCGGCAACATCTTCCAAGCTGAAGTTCTGCTGAAGTCGGTCCTGCGCACCGGCAACGCCAACAACGACATCAACCCGGTGAAATCCATCGGCTTGCTGGACGAAGGCGCTGCTGTTCTGTCGCGTCTGACCAATGCCAGTGCGTTCTTCGTGCAGACCGATGCGCCCGAGGGCATGAAGCTCTTGATGCGTCGTCGTCTGGAGAAGACCATGGAAGGCGACTTTGAGACCGACTCTATGCGTTACAAAGCAACCGAGCGTTACATCCCCGGGTTCACCGACCCGCGTGCGATGTTTGGTACTGCTGGCGTTTAATTGCCGAAGGGCTCGGGAGGGGGCCCCAACCCCTCCCACTATTTTTAACATCGGTCAAACTTTTCAAGGAGCAGACCATGCCTCAATTTTCAGATGATCTATTTCTGGGAACGGCTGTCGCCTATCAAGGCACAGACGCTTATCCCAATAACACTACCTTTACAGGCCCTATAGCCACCACCACACTGACCGTCACGGCAATGTTGTCGGGCGACCCCATTGTTCTGGGTATGTTCATTGACAGCTCGACCTCGCTGACCAATGGAACCTACATTACGGCATTTGGTACTGGCACAGGCGGCATAG